ATAACCAAACATCAGTTGCTTTTTTAACTAATGTGCCAGCACTATACTGGCCAGTTAATGCCAGCAATCCGCCAGCACTATTAACAGTTACACCACCAGCACCTACTACGGTTACTTGTCCTGCACCGTTTTGATCAATAAGTATTTCAGTTCCAATCACAAAAGCTACCGTTGCATTAGTTGGAACTGTCATTGTAATAGCACCGGCATTTGTAAGCTGAACATTATTACCAGCATCAGTTAACGCTAATGTATAAGTCGTTCCAATTTGTGCATTAATTGTTGGCGGCTGATAACCATGTATTGTTCCATCTGCAATATGTGCATCGATATTCGTGTGTGTATTCGTTCCAACACCAACAATGTTTGCGTGAACAATTGACGCTTCTGTAAAATGTAAAGTTGCATCACTAATATGACTTTGAATATTTGCATTAGCGGGTTCATAAACACCTGCGTGTGTATGATTACCTTCGGCTACTTGTCCGCCAGCTGTTCCTAATGTTAAATTGAATCCAGTGGCTTTTGTAATTGCTGGTTCAACACCAGCTTCTGCCAATGTATTATTAATCCAAGCTGTGCCATCCCATTTTAGTAATTCACCAGCAGAATTGGCGGTTATTGTTGTATCTGTTAAATCACTTAATGCTGATGCTAACAGCGCACTATTAATCCAGTTTGTACCATCATATGATAATACATCATTTGTAGTTGGTGTTGTTATAACTGCATCTGTTAAATTATTTAATGCGCCGCCAAAATGTGTTAAATCTGAAATTTGTGATTCGGTTATTGAGATACTAGCTTGTGTAAAATGTATTGTTCCATCTGCAATGTGTGTATCAATATTTGCGTGTGTGTTCGTGCCTATATTTGTTAATAATAAATGATCTGTTATAACAACAGTAGGTAATACATTTATCCACTTGCTAGTTGTATTATCCCACGTTAAAACTTCACCGTCTGCCACTGTTGTAATTACAGTATTCGACAATGAATCTAAGGTGTGATTATGTGTTGTATCTGATTTCAAATCCAATGCGCTTTGTGTTGCAGTTGAAATTGGCTTCAGTAAATCGGTTGTATTGTCAACATTACCAAGGCCAACTTGTGTTGCTGTAACAGAATGAGGATTAGTGGTTGAACTAATATGTGATTGAATATTCGCATTAGCTGGTTCAATTCCAGCCTCTGTTAAGGTATTATTAATCCAAGTTGTGCCACTCCACTTCAAAACTTCACCAGCAGAGTTTGTAGTAATAGTAGTATTACTTAATGAATCTAAGGTGTGATTATGACTTGCTAATGAATAGCTTTGTAAATCGCTAATTTGTGATTCTGTTATACTAATTGATGCTTCAGTGAAATGTATTGTTCCATCGGCGATATGCGTATCAATTACAGCATGTGTATTTGTACCTATATTTGATAATAATAAATGATCGGTTACGCCAGCAGCTGGTGTTGCATTTTCCCATTTTCCACTTGTGTTATTATATGTTAATACTTGTCCATCAAGAACAGAAGCAATTGTGCTATCTGTTAAATTAGTAACCGAAGTTGCATGTGGGTTAGCTATATCCGCAATATGTGTGTCAATCTGAGCATGTGTATTAACACCAATATCGGTTAAATTTAAGTGACTACTAACACCACCACCAGAAAACGAAACAGCAAATGCACTTTCAATTGAGAAGAATGCTGCGGCATTCTTTAGAATTATAACTTTACCAGTTAAGGTAGTATGATTAACTATATGTGGTGGCAAGCCATTTGGTTGTGCATCTTGTGCCGATGCTAATGTATAAGATCCTTGCCCGTAAACAACATAATATTCAGAGTTGACACCAATATAAACCCAATGCACACCATAACGATTGTTTGCCAGTGTTGCCAATGTTCCACTATTGTCATCATATTGTGTATTACTAATTTGTGTTGCTGATGCAACTTCTGTCCAGCCACCAGCACCATCACGGTAGTAGTAACTAAATATACCAGCAACCGATGTATCTAAAGCGGTTGTGGAAACTCGATTAAAACCTTCCCAGAAATTACCAGCTGTAATTGCGATGTTGCGTGTTCCAACTTCTGATAAATTAGCGCCGGTTTCATGTTGCATTGGTTCAACTGCTAATAATCTATCCAATACGTGACCAGCATGATTTGCGATATCATAAGCCTGAAATGCATTAATATGTAATGCGGTGCCATGACGATAAACACTACCTAATCCAACATTTGTTAATACGTCTGAACGCTTAGTTACAGTTGCTATAATTTGTGGGGTGCCGGCATTATATTCAACATACAAATAATTTGTTGTATTATCAGTTAATATAAGTCCCGTAACTGCAGCTACATCAAATGATAAAATAGTATCGGTTTCAGAATTAATAGCTTTAACCATACCTGTGCCAGCGGCTACATTTATAGTACCTGCACCGCCATCACTTAATGCGAATCCGCTTGTTATACCGGCGGATGATGTAATATTTGTATGTTCTTGTAAATTATTATAAGTTGGTGTGCCAATAACTCCTAATGTAACATCTGCTGCCGCATGTGTATGTACAGATGCTGCTTTACCAGATAAGTCAGAAATAATTTTACTTGCACTAAACAGTTCTGTAGTTGTAGTGCCTATATCGTTTATTAATCTGTGTTTAGTTGCATCACTAATATGAGATTGAATATTTGCATTAGCTGGTTCAATTCCAGCCTCTGCTAATGTATTATTAATCCACGCCGATCCACTCCATGTTAGTAATTCACCAGCAGAGTTTGTAGTAATAGTAGTATTACTTAAAGAATCTAATGTATGATTATGAGAAGTAAGTGAATAGCTTTGTAAATCACTAATTTGTGATTCAGTTATTGAGATACTAGCTTGTGTGAAATGTAAAGTTGCATCACCAGTATGGGTGCTTAATGCAGCAGTGGTTGCTTTCGCATCCAGCGCCGATTGCAAATCAACTTGATTTGATAACGTCCCTGTTATATTTCCCCATGTTGTACTATTAGGAGCAGCTACATTTTCCCATGTATTACCAGTAGCATTCCATGCCAGGATTTCACCATCTGTTAAAGCTGCTAAAGCTATATCACCTAAATTAGCAATTGTGGTTGAATGTGGGTTAGCTATTGAACTAATATGTGATTGAATATTAGCATCTGCTGGCTCATAAACACCTGTGTGTGTATGATCACCCTCTGCTACTTGCCCAGCAACAGTTCCCAATACTAAATTGAATCCAGTATTTTTCGTAATTGTTGGTTCAATTCCTGCTTCAATAAGTGTGTTATTAATCCAATTGGCACCATCCCATTTTAATAATTCACCAGATGAGTTTGCTGTTATAACAACATTACCAATATCAGATAATAGTGCAACTGTAGCATTAGAACTAAGCCAGCCCGTATCATAATTATTATTAGATAATTTAACTAAAAATTGACCAGTTGTTCCACCTGCAACAATACCTTGACCTGCTGGACCTGCTGGACCTTGTTCTGCAACACTAACAACGTTTATTACATTATCAACAACAGTTATAGTATTTGCATCATCAACAACAGTTACATTATAATTTGTCATTATACTGTTACCTCATTTGTTACTTTTAAATAACCACTTATGATTGTATCTTTATTACCAGAAGCAAAGGTTACTTCGACATCAAAAACAAATGAATTTACACGACCTTTGGAATTTTGTGGAAGAGTTGCTGAAGTTGCTGCATCAAGATAAAGTTCAAATTTACCATTTGATAAATCTGTTAAATTAATAGTAAATGACGCTAAAACGGAAGTGCCATATTCTTTGCGAATATCACTTTTAATAGTTGCGCCAGTTAAATCAATCGGTGTATGAACGAACCCACTAGCTGGTCCTGTAATCGTAACTGGATAAGTTACATCGTCACCATGGATGAATCCAAGTGATATTGTGTCTGCCATCATTAACTCCTTTTTTTGCTTGCTTGGGTATTGGCTATGTTATTATTTATTCTCTAAGCTTGCTTTTCGCGGCCTGGATTTGTTGGTGCATGATAGAACTAAATTTACGAGGTTCTACTGCTGCGTTTTCAGTTTGATAATCATCTAATATCTGTCTATCAACATCTTCGAAAATAAATTCGCATTTATAATCCGATATTTTTTCTATTCTCAAAACAACAAAACCTTTATATCTTAAAAATGCTATTAACGGTAAATCTGATGTTCTAAAATTTAAAATTGGTTCCATATTCATATAATATCCTATCCGCGAGTTGCTGCTCTACCAAATGCACCCGCACTACTACCACCTAACCAAAGATTTTCTCCGCCGGCAGATAATGCACGCTTAACAGGTGTTGGTAGTTTTTCAATTGTCATTCCACTTCTCATATTAATATTAAGTGGACCAACTACATAATTTTTTAATGTTTCTTGATCATATTCACTGGATAATCCAAGTTCATCTAATGATCTTTGTAAAAAATACATTGCCAATTCAAAGGTTGCCGTCTGTACCTCTTTCGGAATTAATGTATTATCATAATATGTTTCAACTGGATAATTTCTTGATTTAACATAATCTCTTGGAAATTGTAATCGTTGAATTTTATCTACAACTTGACCGCCATATTGCTCGCTTTCTAAACGAACTGTTGCCGTTGATAATAATTGTTGTTTTTCGGTCTGACCTAAATTAGACCATTGATCACCATCAATTTTGCCACCAAAATAATCATCTGCTGATTGAACATCAACATAACTATTTGCAGCAGCATCACCGATTGTACTATTGAATGTGAACGCCATATTATTCCCCAAAAGTGGGAACGGTAAAATACCGTTCCCAACATATTGTTATTAAAAGTTTTAGATTAAACTAAAGATTTCAATACACGTACTGGGAAGCGTTTGTCTTCGTTTGCGTCTTCAGCACCCCAGTTACCCGCAGTAGCAAGCTCTGTATTGGTTGGTGAATTACCAGCCGGAGTTCCAATCCACGAACTACCATTAGGATGCAAGATATAACGTTTACGTGATGTAGTGATATCATCACCAGCTAAAATATCACGATCAACCTCGATAGACTTATTGGAATCCATTCCTTCTGAATAACCCATTGCGCCTGTCTTAGTAAGATATGTATCATACACACCGGCAGTTGGTGAAATAGTATCATCAACTACAACACGCATACCCAAGAACGTTTCAACTTTTGTGCCAATAGAATCAATAACTACATCAGCAGTTAGATCAGCTTTAACAGCAGCAGTATGAATCGCGCTATGCATAACGATAGTATTAAACTCACTACCATATTCACCCATCAATTGTCGAGTATCTAGTACAAGACCCGTTGAGAACGAAACACCACTTTGATCATTGATTATAGTACCAGCACCGAAAGCTGCATCAAGACCAGCTGATGCACCTTGCATTGAAGACAATGCAACAATGTTCAAACGTCGTACCCAATAATCAGCATATTTTGTTGCTAAATCGCCAAGCGGATCTTTACCTGAAAGTTCATCAACAAGATCGTTGGAGCCGAAAGCTTTACCACGGAAGTTGATAACAGCAACACTATTAACCGAACCAATAGAATTGACTGTTAGTGCGGCGGAATCAGATAACACTTCATCTGCTCCATCAAATCCAAGATACGCTGGCGCGTTTGTAGTTTTACCTTTTGATGGAATACCAGTAGGTACGGGTACTATAATACCACTGCGAAACAGGGCACTTTTTTGCATTATTAATTTTTCAAGATACTCTTGAAATGTAACCGGGACAATTGCCAAGTCAGCTATTTTTGTTGCAGCCATTTTAAATCTCCTTTAAGTTTTAATGATCTGTCTATTAATTTTATATTTGCTTTATTTGTTAATAAAGAGATTAGTCCGTAAGACTGGTTTTAAGCCGTTGGCTCAGATTTTATTACCCATCGTTTTTGTTAAATTGAAGTTGTCACTATTCATATCCTTTTCACCAGTTGTCTGAGTGTTGTTATCAGGGGTAACTGTACCAGATCCAGAGGAGCCAGTTGCTGAGAAAAATTGTGCATAGTCATCAATATTTTTTAACGCTTCAATTAAATGATTAATATCAGCGGGTTGTCCTTCATAATACATCTGTTTACCCGCCTCATCATTAACAGATATTTGTAAATCACCTGCTTCATTAAAACTAGTCTTTACCCTTTCACGTAGTAAAAGTTGTAAAGGCATTGGTGAAGTTGAATGTTTAGATGCTGTCAATGCAACTAATCTATTAACTTCGGTTTTAGCAAATCGGCTTCGTAAATCCAATGTTGCTTGATCGCGCTTAGAAATTTCTTCTTCATGAAATGCTTTATAAGCATCAAAATCTCCAGCGTCTTTTAAACGCGCAGCTTCTGTTTCAGCATGTTTCGCTTCGTTTTCTACTAGGCGTTTTTCTTCTTTAGACGTAATTTCAGCCATTTGGGTTTTTAAAGTTTTTACACTTTCCAAAAGTTCATCACGCTTATTTAGTAATGGTTGCTTTAACTCATTAAGTAAAACAGTACCATCGTCTGTATTTAAAAATTCTTTAACTTCATCTATATTCATATTAACCTCATCGTAGATTGTTGGTTTGGTTTCCGCGTAGCGTCACCGGGTGTTTACATATTTGTTATATCATCCACCTCATCAATGGGTGATCCTGTTCTTGCTGTGTTTTTTATTTCAAGAGATACGTCCATATTATCGCAGAGCGTTCCTCGGCGTTTAAACTCTTTAAGAATTGTTTCTTGTGATAATAAATTAGAATCATACATTTTAATTAATGAATCTATATCATTAGCATTACCAAAAATAATTGCATCATCAAGATTTAATTCAATTAATGTTCCTGGATTATCAATGCCAAAGTATTTATACGTGATGTTAATAGCTTTATCTATTGCTTGTTCTGTTTTTTTACCAATCGATTGTAAAACAGACATAGATTCAAGAGCATCGATCTTAGATGCTGTAGCCGTAGCCGAAGCATCACTATTAACTAATAATTGTAATGACATTACTGCCATGCGTCTGATTGATGATGTTAAAGCCTTTTCGCCTACGGCAGACGCCTGGCCGGAAACTTCAATCCATTCAGCATCAGCGTTTTCATTACCAAAATCTAAAACTGTATTTGGACTAATAACAACTGGATTATCTCTGTTTCCTGCCTCATCAAATGTTGCAGATAAGCCAGTTATCTTTAGCATTGGTACCTGTGAATGATGAACAATATTGTTATAATCACTAGACATTTGCCAATGTTGTTTATTTTCTTCCGCTAAATCATAAAAAACGGGCTGGCCAACATAAAATCCAACTGGATCTAAATTAACAGCGATTATAGGGATTTCGGTAAAGTTTTTTCCAAAGCCGTCAATTAATATACCAGAATCTACTTCTATCCATTTGTTTTCTTGGTTTTTTTGAAATGTTGTAAATATAACAAATCCACTTTCATTAAATTCAAACTGCTTAATTTGTTGAATATATTTAACATAAAAACGATCAACTCGGAAAGCTATTTCTTCCTTAAAACGAAAAACTCCCAATTTTTTCCTACCACGGTGTCTAATAGGGGATGCTTCCAAAACCTGCGATTGCTTTATATTTACCCAATATGGTCTCCCACCGGCCTCTCTTTCATCTGCTAATGTTGCAGATGATTGCAGAGGTGGATAATCAACTAAGAGATATGAACAACCGTTATTAATTGCGTTTTCGGTAATGTTTTTGGAAAATTCAGTTAAGTCATTATCTTCTTCATCTACCTGCAAAAAGAAGCCATCCATAAGATCAGTCGATTTTGTAACAGTTACATCTTTGGTATACAGTTTTCCGGTGTTTGCCTTAACAGCATTTTTGTATGCAGGGAATAATACAGAGCGAGCTAGTCGATTAGAGTAATTTGTTGCGGTTTCACCCTCTTCTTGTGGTAAATAGTTATTACCGGCTTCACGCATTTCAACAGTGCCGCCATATAATGTCTCTACAAGTTCTTGCTTTTCGGCGACATCATCGATCAATGGATGAACGCTCGCTGGATCATATGTCATTTAGACTTCCTTGTTTACTTTCTTTTTCTTTGTGGTTGCTTTCGACTTAACCTTTTCCATTTTAATTGGTATATCTATAATTACTTCAGGTGGTGAACCCATTACTTCAGGTGGTGAACCCATTGTTTTCTTTTCCTCTGCGGAGGCTGGATAATAATTTTTATAGTATCTTGAATATAGCATATTGTTTCCTAATGTTGTGTTAAAATATTATGTCTTTTGCTTAACGATTTTGTGGCAGAGTATTGATTAAATCTATTGCCGTGATTAAATAAGTACCAAATCACATAATCCATGCAATCACAACCATGATCGGTTACCCCATCCTTTTCAGGAAGACCCTTTTTATTCTGACGAATGTTAAGTGAATTAATAAGATTAACACACCGCTCGTGTACCTTAAATGTAATATTTCCATTACCATCACATATCTTACTATTTATCAATACTGTCCGATCTTCAACCGGTGGATTACCAGCCGTATTAAAAATAAGATTAAAGCCAGCATCTGTAAGTATTTTGTGATTTGTGTTATTAACATCTACTGTATTTGTTGAACGATTCCGGCCAGTAGCATCAGGATATAATAATATTTTACGGTTTGGATATTTAAAACGGATAGCCTTAACCATTGAATATGTATTAGCTTGCGCAAACTTGAGCTGGATTTCATCAACCGCTGTTATTGTTTTTTTATCTTTAATGAATATAACAGCATTCATATTACCCACATTAAAATCTATACCAATATGCAATACAGCACCACTTGGTTCTTTATAAGTATCAATTATATTATCATCACCAAAACCAGAATATGTCCTGTTTCCCTCTAAAGTAACAAACTCGCCCTTTAAATAAGCACGTACCAGATTTGGTGGATACGATTCTAACATTTGTTCAATATATTCAGGATCAAGATAAGGGTTGTCAAAAGTAGATGCTCGTATTAACCTTCTGCTCTTTCTTAGTTTTGGATTATCTCTAATATCCTTTTCAAAGTAATCATATAAGAATTTAAAGCCTTCTGGAGTTGATACACAACATGCCTGTTTATTTGGCGCACCAATAGCGCGTAAGCGGGAAATCAACATTTTCCATACCCTATGCATCAGGTGACGTTCCGTAGTATCAACCTCATCACAAATAAACCATGCAAGATTTAAACCCGCTATACGCAGATAATTTTCAGAAGCATGAAAGACTATCGGCGAGGAGCCGAACGCAAAATGTAATATGAATTTGGGATATGGACTTGCTGTATATGTATAAGGAATTTTACACTCTGCCAGCACTTCCATAAATTTTGGAACAACGTTGTTTTTGTTCATTGCATGTATAGGTGATAACACTAATCCCAAATGTCCCACATTTAACATAGAAAGTAATATCGCTTTATAAGCCAATGCGTGGGTTTTTCCACAAGCATACCCGCCAACTAAAGCAATATTTTTTGTCGTAACATCCATAACAAAGTCATGTTGATGCTTAAATAAATTAGCCCTGATTTTCATCTAGTTCTGATGCCATTCTTCCTAGAAAAAACGCATCAGCCAAATCTGCTAATCCGGTTGTTTTCTTAAAGCCTAGTTCAATAAATTTTTCATATACAGTATGTGGTAATCGTTCTATCATAACTTCCTTTTTAGACCTGCCATTGCCAGTCGCATATTTTTTTAATTGTGTGGGTGCTATTACAGTAATAGGCAGGCCACCACGAATCCCACATTCAATGATAATAGTATAAAACAATCCACCTAGATCCCTGGTTACATCACCACGAGCACCAAAAGCCAAACCTTCCATTAAAATATGTGTCACTTCCCATTTTTTACAAACATCACGGATATGCTTTGAAATTTTATATGCGCGATAAAACTTATCCGTCCATGTCGTATCGGTCACCATCGTTTCGCAGTGAATCATTTTATTGTTTTCAAATATAACAATCCCGGATGAACGGAATGATTGATCTAAGCCCATTATTATCATTTATGTTTTTTTCCTTTCCATGCAGGATTCTTATAAGTTTTTATATCAGGCTTTTTGTGTTTTATAACTTCACCCTCAACCCGTATAACCTGCCGGTTCATTTTTTTTGTATGAAAACGTCTATACGGAATTCCGTTGAATCCACACCAAACGTGAAAAGGAATTTCACCTGTAAATTCCTTTTCAATCTTATCAATATATTCTTGTTTACATTGTGGGTTAGTAAAATCCGCAAAGCGAATATAACCTGCCGCCGATTCGTATATAATACCTGTTGTTTGCTGAATACATTGTTCTGCCAATGGCTTTTTTAAATTTTGTCTAGTTGCATCAATATATGTTATAATTTGAATTAATGGGTTTTTAGTATATGATTCTTTATGCTGAACATACACCTCTTCAACCGATAAGCACTTTCGCTGTGAACATATTTTATTATAATATGAACGTTGTTTACTCTTCATCATTATTGTTTTCACCTTCTAGTCCTATCATTTCAAATGCAATACCAGTAGGTAGTTCGCTACCAGCACCACCACTCCCCCAACCATATTGCATTTCACCCATATACTTTAAGGCAGAAAACGATCCGCAGTTAGCAGCACCAAAGCGAAGCCACTCAATCGCCTCTATTTCACCTATAATTTTGCCTTCTGACATTGCTGTATTAATTACATTTTCATGTTTGAGGTAATATTTATCCCACACGATTTCTGTGGCACCCAATAAAAACGACATACTAGATAGCGCATGACCACGCGCGGCATAAGCTGTAATCCTCGGCTTTATTTTTTCAATAGAATCAAGATAACTTACCATTTTAATATTTGATAATATTTTAACTCTAGACTGGCCCAATATAGAAGATGTAGAAGATGTAGAAGACGATTTATCCGTAGTAACAGGATCAGGAGTAGCATAATTTTTTGGAATGCCATTTTTAACTGGTTTATATGTCATTTTTTTTCGCTAAATATTTCTTTCTTGCACGGGCAAGTACTGCTTTGCCGTGTTCTGTCTGTCGATATAATTTATAATATTCACGACTATAATTCTGAGATTTTTCAAGATTGTTCTTCCGCCACACTCGAGCACTTTCAGCGTTTTCATCACGAACTTTTTGTTGCGCCATAGCAAGCCCATATTCTTCTATCAAATCAGTAACCCGCCGCTCGCGACGAATGGTACTACATGCATAACAATTTCCAGATTTTACCCACCGGTGCGAGATGTGACCGTGTAAACACGGCTTGCCAGTAAAATACGAGGTCAAGCCGAGCAACA